CTGCTGGACCAAAGAAAGGAACTAACCCTACTGCCCCTGCACCAGCAAGAACTCCCACCTTAACCCAATCAGGTTTGTCCTTCATTGCTTCATCATAAACTTCTTTAGCCGCCATTGCATCTCCAACAATAGGCGTTATCTCTGCAACAAATTTAGCAGCATCCTTAAAAGATACGTCTAGAGGTACATTAGCTTCTGCAAACTTTTTACCTTCTGCTGCGTAGCCTAAGGCTTCAGTAGTCTGTAAATCTGCACTACTTTGGACCATTTACTTCATCCCTTAAATAGGTTAATCTACGTAGTGCCATTATCTCACCTTGAGCACGATACATACCTTCCATCGTAGTCTCTTGCTCTAGCTTTCTGTGAACATCTTTTATCTTATCATTAAGGGTTGCCACTAGTGCATCCCACACAGGTTTATCGTTTACTATCTTTTTAAGTTTGCTTTCCACTATTACGTACCTGTAAACCCTTGCTCACCTGGAATAGGTGCTGTGCCTGTACCAATATTACCACCGCCTGCGCCTGTAGTATCACTAACTGATACCCCAGCCTGTCCAGGAGCCGATCCTGGTGCGCCTGGTGTTTCTGGCATAGGAGGCCCCTGAGGAGCGCCTTCAGGCACTGGTGGGGCTGCAGGTGGCTGTGCGAACTTCTTAAGTATCTCAGCTTGGATTGCGGCGTCACTCAGAGAGTTAGTTACCTTATCTGGGTCTAGGTCCATAGACTTAGCTATCTCACGAATGATATAGTCTGACTTTACGAATGGCTGCAGTGTTGGTGTAGATGCTACACCTATGAACTGCATCAACCTCTGTGAGCGTACTTCGTTAGCCATTAGGCTCTCAGTACCTGACGCCTTAACCTCTAAGTCACCCTTAATAGACTTATCAAAGTTGAACTGCATGTTGAAAGCAAAGAAGGCCCGTCCTAGTGGTCCTATAAGATAGTCATCTACATTCTTAACAACATTTCTAATAGATCCATTAGCTGCAGACATAAGCATACTAATACCAGAAGCAGTCCTTCCAACCCCTGATACGCCAGTTTGCCCATGTGCAAAGCTAGGAAATCCTGTGCTTTCATCTGCTAGTACCCTTGCCTTGTCAAACAGTTGCATGTTCTCGCCTGCAACGTTGGGGAACTTGGTCCCGAAGATGCCTTGACCTGGTGCACCCCCCTGCCTGCGAAAGATTTTTCCTGGATACACACTTAAGTCTTGGCCTGGAACCAAGTTTGTCTCGTCAACTTCAATGATCAAATTACCAGAAAGTGCAGCATTATCAATCGCTAAACGCATGAAACCATTCATTAAAGTCTGTGTGTCATCCATATTCTCAGCTATACCTACGCCAAAGAAGGAGTACGGGTTTAGCTCGTAAGGTACTGCGTAGTAAGGTATGCGTGTAGGCTTGAATGGGTTAAGCACAAGACGTAGTACTTTGCCGTTACAGATCCAAGCGTTTACGTTTACTTGCTCTGTATCCTTTAGCTCCTTAGGGATAGGAACACCATTAGCTTCTAGTATCTCTGTATCAACAAAGCCCCAGAACTCTAGTACCTCATAACGCTCAGGAGATGCAGTGTTAGTAGCATCATCCTCCATGTCCTGCTCCCAGTACTTCTTGTCGTAAGACTCACCCATACGGATGGCGTCATCTATAGACTCCTCACGAAAGAAAGGACGGGACTTAAGGCCACGCATCTGTGAGCGTGTCATGCGGTGGCGTTCAACTACGTACTCAGCCTCATCCATGTTGTATGCATCAGGGTCAGGGTAGAAGTTCCATATAGATACGTGACTAGTAGACGGTACAGTTTTAATTAGTGGGTCATACTCACCTGACTCTTCATCCCAATTAGGATACTCTTTGTCTACGGCAAAAGGGCCTTTCATAATACCTGTACCAAATAGAGACATCTCAAAGGATGTGTGACGTAGTTGCTTATTAGCACCACTCTCTTCTAGTTGGTCATGTATCTTCTTCTCCATCTTCTTAGCTGCAATCATAGCTGGATGAAACGTAACAGTAGTATCCGTAGTTCCTGGACCTTCTATAATTTTATCACCTAAAGACTCTAATCTATCTTTAAGTGGGCCTAGTTTTTCCATGCGGTCAAACATAGTTTCACCAGGTTTTAACTTCTCATTAGGATCAAACAAGAAAGAGATGTTAGGCCCAGAATCAAATGCACCAGATAAAGCCTCTTGCCCTGCTTCAGCATTAGGGTCAAGACTAATGTGTACAGAATCAGATACACCATCAGGTAGAACAGTAGGATTTACAGTAAGAGGAAACTTATTGTTACCAAATAGTACATCATTGATCTGACCATATGCTGCTAGTGTTTTAGTTTTAGTTACCTTAACAAAGACACGAGACTTCTCAGTTTCAGTGAATTGTACGTCTGAGCCATACAGACCCCTGTAGTTACGGTAAGCACGTAGCCAACGAAGCTCATCTGTTTGTCTTGCATCCTCTGCACGTTTAAACCTAGAATGAATGTAATCTACTACACTACCTGCATTAAGCTCATCACCTTCTTGAATAACAGATACATCATCTGTCTCAAATAGCTCTGTCTGCTCGTTTTCGTTTTTTGCCATTCTTAATATCCAAACGTTGAATCAGCAGCTTGAAAACCGCTTCGTTGTGTTGAAGGATCAAAATCCCATAAAGAACTTCTTGGTCTAGTCATTATACCATATCTTATTGCATCATACAAGTGGTCTTCTGCGTGTGTGTCTACATCCTCAAAGTTTTTCTTATCTAGAGGTATGCTAGGTAGTTGAGCCACAGTATTGGTGCAAGTAGAAAAGAAAACGAGTCTTGGTTCCTCAGTAAACTCATCTACTTGCAAACGGCGGTGAAGCTCATTTTTACCTGCAACCCGTGAGCCTCGTGATCTATCAGATGGACGCCAACGGCAACCCTTCTGATTCATCTGCTCAGCCAAGGACGGGCCGCTGTCTCCTCGCTTATGCCACAGGGAGCTATCTAACACGCCGTATCTTATTGCACCATCATTACTTTCGGCCTCTAATATTAGATCAGCTAGATCCGTAGCTGTAACTTTAGAGCAATATAACTCTCTGTATACAATAAGCTGCTCACTAGGTGACACAGCAAACCAGACAACGCCTGTATAACTTCCATAACCGTAGTCGCAGGCCCTAAACTTTGTCCACCCTGAAGGTATGTCATAGGGGTCTACAACGTGTATTTGTCTATTAAACTCAGGAAAAGCTGCTCCTTCGTTTACATCCCAATTACCTTCTAACAACTGTTTACGTTGATGCTCAGGTAGTGATAAAAGCATTGCCTCGTAGTCACCACTCTCAGAGAGGTATGGGTTATCAAAAAGACTAGCAGGTATAAACTTACGCTTGAACAGGGGCGTTCCAGCTTTGCTATGCCCTGATGGGTATTTTAGTACCTCGCTAGTCTCAATGTCCGTTGCCCAGAATGCTGTATTAGGAGCCGCTGGGTCGATGAACATCTTCTTAACCCAAGAGTGTCCATTTCCACCTGGGTTTGTAGTTGCTCTCATGTAAAGCCCTAAGTCCTTGTTTGCACTACGTAATCTTGAGCGCATATAATTCCAAGCGAATGGGGTGCTCCACTGAGTTAGCTCGTCAAAGGCTACATAGTTAAAAGCCTGTCCTTGGTAGCGCATAACGTCTGTGTCTCTGTCTAGGTATGACATCCACAGTGTACCGCCTCTAGGTGTAGTCCACTGGCTCTTACGCTCAGACCACTTAATTCCAGGAATAGCTTTAGGGTATAACTCTTGACTCTTCTGTATTAGTTCTCTTAGTTCCTCTGTTGTGTGTCTAACTAGCAGTCCACTAAAGTCTGAACTGTTTAAGTTGCGTAATGGGTCAGCCAGTGTCGCATAGCTCTTGCCACCGCCAGCAGCCCCTCCATATAGTACTTCACGTTCTCCTGATGCTAGATACTGTGTCTGTGGGCCTGGATTAGGTTTAAACACTATGTTTTGTGCATTAGGTACATCATATTCTGCAGCCTTAGGTGCGGCTGGTATCTTCATAGGAGCTACTGCTTCCTTCACTGGAGTAGTAACCGACTCTTTCCGTTTCAAGGATTTCGATCTCACGTAACGCTTTTTGGAGCCTATCGGCAAACTTGCGTTTAATTGTAGTAAGTCTTTTTCGCTTTCTTTCAACGTCTACTCTTTTCTTTAAGCCATCGTGTGTTATACTTCTGCCTGATTGTGTAGTTAACCACGCAGACACTTGCCTGTAACTATAACTCTTTAAGTGCTTCTTTGCAAGCTCTAATAGCTCTAGTTCCTTAGAAATAGGGTTTAGCCAATCTTCGTTCTCTGGATCTATTTCATATCCAAAGGGTACGTATCTACTAGTTCTAGGTATTCTCTCCCAAAGCTTAACCTTAAAAGGTGCTTCAGGTAACATCCAGTACTCAAACTTTAAAGGTCTAGCAGGTCTACTTGGTTTCTGCATCGTCACTATTCTTGGGTGGAAGTATAAACAAACCACCTACTGACTCAACTGCAACCCTTTCAGTTTTAACAATACCAGCACGATCTAATATCTGTCCTGCTGCTACCATCTTCTCTTTTATACCTAGCTGGGTAGGATCGTCAAGAGCACTGGCATAAGCAACAGCAGCCCTCGGACCCACCCTAGACATATATTCTTTAGTCGCATCAAATATCTCATCCTTTAATGAAGCTACAATAGTTGTAGTAGACGAACCTTCGCTGTATCCTGCTAACTTCTTAGCTAACACAACATCTCCTGCAGCCTCTTCAAATAGTACATCTAGAAACTTTTGTTGGTTTTCTGTAAGAGTACGTGCCATTACTTAATCTTCCTGTAAGGTTTTACTTTTTTAGCAACTTTTTTTGGTTGAGCCACATGCTGCTTACCCGAAGCAGTGCCTTTCCGCTTGGATCGTGTTGTAGCGGCATACTCAGAAGAACTAAGAGAATTAATAGCTTTCTTGGGGAGATAGCGTTCACCCGTAGCTTTAGGGCCTTGAGTAGAGGGTTTACCACTTTTAGTACCCCACTTCTGCTTGCCCCAAGCCTTTAAGCTCTTCTGAGATTTTTTTAGTGTCATTAGCTGTTGTAGCCTGTAGGACTAGCTTTTTTAATACCCGTATTTAGAGTGCCAGTACTTTTAACCATACCACCCATATTATACGTCATTACCTTGCCGCCCATTGCGTAGCCCTTCTTCTTCATGGCTCCACCCTTAGCCATAGTCTTCTTCTTCATGTTACCACCTTTAGCCATTGAAGGCTTCTTGGGGTCCATAGGCATTTGTGGCTGTTGCATTCCCATAGGCGTTGGATTAGCAGTACCATAAGAGGTAACACCACCCATAGCGTAACCTTTTTTCTTCATGGCTCCACCTTTAGCCATAGCTTTTTTCTTGACCTTGCCACCTTTGTTCATCTTACCTTTGCCATCCATAGCGTAGGCAGGAACCATTGCACCTGTCTTAGGGTCTTTCTTCATGGGTAGTTTGCCACCTGCTGCATAACCCTTTTTCTTCATCATAGCCCCGCCTTTAGCCATGCCCTTTTTCTTCATTTTCTTCATTACTCTGTCTCCCGATAAAGATTGTTAAAAACTCTTTGTGTATCCCAAACGTAGTCTACGTCTTCCTTAGAATTAAACGTGTGCTGATTTGGCCTGAAGTCAGGAGCACCTTCACCTGTCTCAAACCAAGCAGGGTGTGTAACCCTTACCCTGTTATTAGGTAACGCAACCATGTTACCTGTGTACTGACCTGCATCTAACAACTCTAGCACATGAGATTGTTTATGCTGTGCAGGATCATCTGCTACTTCACTGTCAGTATAGTCTACAGTAAAGTAATACTTAGCAGGGTAAAACTCCCCGTCTACTTTAGCCATCCACGGCGCTGGGCTTGCTCTCTCCAGTTTATACACTGAGTGCCAGTGAGACATACAGTCCCAAGGCTGAGCAAGATAGGGTGGCAATTCTTCAGGCCACTCTTCGTAGCGTGTATCAGCTACAAGTGCAGTAAGTGGCATTCTAGCCCACATAGCTCCACCATGTATATTAGGATCATCTGTATCGTCAGACTCACAACCTGTAAATATTACTTGAAAGCTCAGTGTACGGTTAGGCATTGTAGTAACGCCTATAACCATACAGTGTAAGAACTCCCCGTGGTACTCTTCCATATTCTTAGTGTATTCACGGCGTACCCACGCTTTGAAGTGGGGTATGTTACTAGTTAAATATGGCATTAAGTATTACAGCTACATTCTTTACAATTTTCGCACATCTTCCTATTAAGTAAAACTCTCCAAGCCTTAGCTATACGCTTAAAGAAAACCTTAATACGCTTTAACCTTTGTTTAATCTTTTCCATTTACTTGTATCCTCCACCTTTAGCTTTGTACTGTTTAGCGACCATCTGGGCTTTCCTAGCACTCCACTGTCCAGGACTTCCACCTTTGCCGCCAGCCTTAACGGATGCCACAAGAGACTTACGCATAGTAGGCTTAGTGTAATTACCAGCCGCATTAACGGTTGACTTCTTCTTGGTAGTAGAACCTGTCTTTGATTTCGCCACGGGCAATTCCTATATCTTTAAGTAAAGCGTCTGACATATTGTGTAGCTGCCAGTATTCTGCTCTACGCATTTGGGTCTTCTGTAGTCTACTTATTAGTCTTTTAAACATGGTATATCTCCTTTGTTACCAGAGATAGTTATACCATAATTAAGTATAT